AAGACCGTCATAGAAATCGCGGTCAATGGCCTGTTGCTGACGATTCTCTACCTGATTCTCACGCGCCTGATACCACCAATTGAGAACACGACGCATAAGCTCCCGGTCTTTTTCGCTGATTTTCTCATCAACACCGGTACTCTGATAGGCGTCGCCTTCATCAGAATGGAAGCTTCCAGAATGACTATTAGAGGTGTCCAAGAGCGTCCTCACCGTTGATAGCGACCTGTAAGCCGTGCCGCTCTACTGCTTCTTCGACCATGCTCTTTGTGTCTTCCTCCTGTGGCGGGGGAAGTAATACAAGTTCTTCAATGTGCTGCTGAATAAGGCTGGCAATCACGCTGACATTGTTGTGCGTAGTGGAAAGGCCGAGCGTTCCGGCTGCAACAAAACTTTGCCGCATAAGGTACTCGTCTTCGGTGTAGAGATGGGCTTGACTTAGGCCAATGATAAATGAAAACCCTTTGCCCCAAGCCTTTCTGACAACAGCCATAGCAGGCTCATCATTGACATGGGAAAACAAGACCTTGACGCCGTTGCTGTAGTTATAGACCCGGTTGAACTCTGCACTCATGTAACTTTCCAGTTATTGCTGCGTCGTTTGAATGGCTTCTTCTTCCTTAACGGCGATTCAGCCACAAAACCCTGCCCGAACTGCCTAAATGCATCCGATCCATTCGACGCCCAGTTATGTAAAGGCACTGTGCTGTACGTGCCGTTCTTCTCGTCAAACTTGCGACGATAGTTCGCCAAAGCCTTTAATCCTTGCTGGCAACGTTTTCGATCAAAGAAGCAAGACGGGAATACCGCCCTGGTCTGGTCTATGCCTTCCTCAAGTGCCGCTATCCTTGAAACTACCGTGATGGGCTTTACGCCAGACTCAATGAACATTTCTTTACGTGACTGATTTTTGAATGAGAGTTGCTTGACATCGGCATCATGTGGCATGTAGTGCTCGCCATACAGATACCCTTTCTCAAGAACCGTTTTAGCCCAGTACTCAATGTCCTTGAAGCTCCCTTCTTCATAATCAATAAACCGGTTTTCAAGGCCAACCCGCTGAAGAAACCAAATAGCTGTCGCATCGCTTCTACCCAGATCCCAAAAAGTGTGGACAGGTATGCCTTTTTCTATCGGTATGTTCAGCACTCGGCCCTGGTTGTAGGCTTCGCGCATCTCTTCCTGGTAGATCGCACCTTGAATTTCTGCGACATCCCAGCGGCCATCAAGCAGCGCTTTGCGCTCCATTTCACCCAGCATCTCCAACTGATCCTTGTAATCAGTGTCTGCCAAGTGCTTGTTGTCATCTATCCGGGCCGGAATGAAGCGCCTGAACCACCATTTTTTACGGAGCTGGATCTTAAAGTTCGATTGAGAACCATCGTCAGGCACATCCCAACGCTCTTTCACCCACTCGTGACCGAAGCCGCCAGGGTTACAGGTTGCTCTCACATACCAGCTCAAGCGGTTATCCACGCCACGCAGACGCGAAAGCAAGTAGCGATAACCGATGTCGGTTTCGTGCTGTGTCAGCTCATCCCAGCCGATGTACTGGTACTGATGCCCCTGGTACTTGAACCTGTCTTTGACGTGATCCATGTAACGAAATCGAATCTTCGCGCCCGATGGGAAGTTCCAGTTTTTACTTTGCGCATCAAAGCGAGCGCCAGGAACAACCTGTGGGTACAGCTCCTGGGATCTGTCGATCAGTTCTTCTAGTTCTGGAAAGGACTTTCTGAAGATAATGGCGCGGTATGAGCTGTACTCGGTAGCATTCTGCGAAGCGCCCAGAGCATCCACCAACAAGGCATCAGACTTGCCGCCGCCCGCTGCACCACCATATAAGACCTCATCTTCAGTTGCTGATAGAAATAGGCGCTGCTTTTCGCTGGGTTCCCAAAGTATCTTGCGGTCGTCAGCCATCTTGCTCTATGATTCTTTCGTTCACAATTTTGGGATCTGGCAAGGCTCCTTTTGCCGGAACAACCATGAAGCCCATTTGAACCTCACCGGTATGCTTGATTTCCTGGGTTTCTGTGAATAGCTTCAGGTGCTTACCCAATAGCTCCAGTGCTTTCAGGGCTGATTTGATATCCCCCTCTTCGCGTGCTTCCTGGTAGGTGTCGTGTATCTCAGAGAGGATGTAGTCACCATCCATCTTGAGGCGCTGTGAGCGGCACTCTAAGACACGGTTTATCTCGCGCTTGATGGCTGGCTTCTGAAGCAGCTCGTGACCGTGAGCCTTGGCAGAGGACTCTCGATAGCCTGCACGTACAGCGGCTTGGCTGGTGTTTAAGTCTTTTATGTATTCCCGACAAAACAAAAGCTGCTTCTCTGTCAGCTCACTTTTTGTCGCGGTTCGCTTCTTTGCGGCGATTTTTTTTCGAGGCATGACTAAGTCCTATAGGCCGCCCTATAGGTTTGCAGCCATTGACCGACCAGACCGCCGGCAACCGATGCAGTTACTGTTATTGAATAGAGATCTCCGGCAACCAATGGAATAGTGTGCTGTATCGTGCCCACGTAAAACCCCAGTTCAACATCAAAGGGCATGGGAATCAGAAACACATCATTTCCGTCAGAATCCTTGAGCATTCCGACAACCTCGGCATCCTCAATTGGGCCTTCATTGTTGACACCGTTATACAAGTCACGCAGCCAGACCGCGTTATCATTGTTGACGTAGAGGAAGTCGCTACCGCATCCACAGTTACTCATCGTCTGGCAATCTCCTTGAGCGGTTCCCACTGCCGCCAAAAGCACTACCAATGCCTACTGAGGCAATCAAAAAACCTTCCAGCACATACGCAATAACCATCGTCAAGATCATCACCGTTGTTACAACAGATGTAATCAGCAACAGCGAGAAAGCCCGTAACACAGTTGCCGAGACTCGCATCGTTGCCTCCATCACCATTGTAAAATTTCTGAGAACCGATGGCGTGGTTACAGCAACGGCGTTAATCACTTTGCTGATTAATGGCCGAGACACGATAGCGGAAACAGACAGTCCAGTGCCGTCAAGGGTTTTGCCAACCTGTCGCATAAACGAAGGGCTGATCATGGCTGCTGTTGCGCTGAGTGTTATCTGCCGAGTGAATGCAAGCATTGAGTCAGCTATGGACACAATGACCGCAAATAGTTCTTTTACGAACCTACGAGAGAACGAAACGGTAAAGACCAGCCCTTCAAACAACATCTTGTAGATGTCTCGGCTCACACTCGCCATGACCGAGAATGGAATAGGTTCTATATTCTTGCCAATCAGGCTCCAAATATTTGACCCCGCCCCGAGCGCACCCTGGGCCAGAGTCGCAACACCGCCAAACAGCATCAGGCTGTACCGTTTCAAGATGGAAGCCGCAGAAACACTCATGTTGGCTACCAACAGCACGGTGTTGAAAGTCAGTATGGTTGCGAACGTTGATAGTGAAGATGGCGTTAGGTTTTTGCCGATCACGCTCCAGATATTGCTTCCAGCACCGGTTATACCCCCAGGCACAATCGACGTTGCCGCCATCAGCATAATCTTGAAGTCATTGTTGATTGACGCCATCAGGTTGCGTGACGTAGACAGCATGATGCCAAGCAATCGTGATATGGACGGCGACAAACTCAAACCACCGTCGCCAGGATTCGGTATGATGTTTTTACCAACCAGTGACCAAGCATTTGCGCCCGCTCCCAACACACCGCCAGCGACAGAGAGCAATCCACCGGTTAGTGTTTTATAGACTTGCTTAACAATGGAAGATGTCAAAGATAGGGTGTTGGTTGCCAGGGTCAGGCTGAAACCCAGCACCAACGACATAGTAGCCGTCACATTGGCAACAGATGCTGCTGCTGCCCCAGTTATGATTTTGTTGACATGGCCTGCAATATTGGATGCGGCACCCGTAATGCCGCTCTGCCCTGATACCGATGTCGCAACCGAGTTGGGCAAAACTTTGTTGACCTGACTGAATACATTGCTGCCAGCGGCAGATACACCGCCAGACACCAATGATTTGATAACAGATATGCCCTTGTTTATCCGTTTGGAAAGCGAAGGGCCAAGTGATAATGATGCGGGCGTGAGAGACTGGATATATCCAATCGCTGTTGCCAGAGATGCGCTTAGGTTCGCAACCGAAGCTGGCACGGCGCCAGTCAGCACTTTATTGACTTGGCTCCAAATGTTGTTGGTAACTGCACCAGCGGCTGATAGTGTGGCCGATGTCGTCATCAGAACCGCTTTTAGAATTATTGCCGATAACGACGGGTCAGCCGCCCCGCCATAGTTGACAGCCGTTGCAGACGCATTTGCAGTGAACGAGTCCCACTGGGTAGGTTGCAATGAAGTGCCGCCAATCTGTTCCTCTATGCGAGTCTGAGTTCCAGCAAATTCAAAAAATATATCGCCTCTAAGGTCGAATGCCGGAGTGACAAGAGAGGTATAAACGAGAACGTCATTCAGATAATATTCAACCACATTGGCCGATGTGCGCCTCACGCAAGCACGATCATTGTCTCCAGCAGGATTAAGGACAATCCCTTTTGACGAGCCGCTCTCGTACACAAACCATCTTGTGCCACGTAGCGCTAGCTGAAAATCACCGTCATTATAAAGATCTGGAGCTGGATCAGTCGCATTCTGAAGACCACCGCCCGCTCTACGCCCGGACGCCTCACCAATAAAGCAAAACTCATGCTCTTGTAATGAGGTAGATACTCCTGTAGATCGCGCCCCTTCGGTTGCAGCGGTGGACGTGACATCGTTGTATTCAGGACCAAATGACAGAAAAGCGCGAGTGCTTAAAAGAACTTGCCTGACAAATTCAGTCAGTGTTGACGGCGAGAGTGAGGACGACGTATCTAATGCCTGCTCATTTGTCGGGGTGAAGAGGTAGGCAACTTCGACAGCGCTCTGAGTGGCATTAACACCAGCGGTATCCTGGTGAACAACCGCCTCAACAACGGTTTGTGTTACGCGGGCAGGATTGTTTACAGGATCAACTAACCCTGCTACCTCAACCGCCTCTTGCGTTAGATAGGCATCATCTGCCATTAGGTGTCAATCTCAACACCGGCTGATAGAGCGTTAATGTCAGCCACTGTCCAGGCAGCATTTGTATCTGGATTAATATCGTGCGTTGACACGATATGCGTGTAGTTTGGCCCAAGCCCAGCCGTGGGGGCTGCCGATTCTGTTGCACCACTTTTGATAAGATTCTTAACTATCCTTGTCCCTGCATCTATCTTGCGCATGGTGTTCGTCACCTGCACGCCGAGCACCGAGTCAACCACTGCTGGCAAATCATCCAGCGTATATAGCTCTTTATCGCCCGCAGTCTCACTTGACACATAGGTTGTGTCGCCATCTTGCGCATCTTCGTTTACACGATCAGAGTTGGTTGCCCCCGCACCGGTTGGCGCAAAGTCATTAGCCCCCTCATCACCATTTGGGAACAAGCAGGAAACTTGAATGGTGCCCAAAAAGCTATTGTTTTCAGTGCCAGCGGTGTCACAGATGTAGACATCATCCAGGTAAAAAAGATTTCCTGCGAACCCTGAGATTTCTATATTGTCTATGAAATCAGCGTTTAATCTTGTATCTACCCCCGTAAGATTGGCAACAGTGTTTCCATTAACACGAATTTCGGCTTCCCCCACCGTGTCACTTATGACCATCCTTGCTTCAATGTAGTACCATGCATCGGTAGATATATTCGCCCCACTGCTAACACCCAGAGAAGCGGCCCCTCTTTTGACTTCCAGTTCTCCGGCTCCGGTCATCTGAATTTCAACCTGGGCCGTGCCCGTGGACGAATTAAACGCTATAAAGTCATTTGTTCCCGCAATACTGGTGAAGTAAAACGCACCACCAAATATTACTTCGCTTAACCCGAATGCACTACAAACAAGCTCCTTTGCACCGTCGCTTATATGGAATGAATTAGCTCCTGTTCTTGATATCGCTGAACTTAGATCGCCGTCAGCAGCGGTCCACTTGCCAGCCGCAAGATCTGCTGTAGTTCCATAATGATCGAAGCTTTCAAGAAATCTGAGCGCCATCTAAGTTCTCTCTGGTAGGGGCAAGGCGCGTCCTTGCGCCTTTGTGATAAAGCCTCGATTAAGAGACTTGTACTTTTACTGTGAACTGGATGCTTTCACCGACTGCGAGTGCAATAGGGGTGAAGTCACCACGAACAAACAGGTTGCCAGCAGTGGCAGCATCAAGAAGACCAGCTTCTGAAATGCTCTGCGCAGACGCAGATACCAGAGTTCCAACTACTTGATACGTGTCATCAGTTTCAGTTGTGGTCTGTTGTGTGGATGTACCAGCAACGCGAGCTTCTGCTGATTCGGTTCCCAGGGCAGTATCAGCGGCGGCTGCTGTACCCGTTCCTGTTCCCCATGCAACTTGATTCGGCTCAGTACCACCGCCTTTGATGCGGTTAGTAACAAGAGCCAGTCCTGAATTGGTTACGACTGTAGCCATTTTTCGATCCTCAAATAGAGTTGTTTTATTTTGAAAACAGCCCTCTTGAGCGGGTTTCTATGGTAGTACGAGATAACGCCTAAATCTTTTTTCGGCTTGCCATCTGCACCTATAACTACTGCGCGCATTTCTACGCTCTTAACATCTTCTTTTACCTGCACTTCTGAGCCAACCCCATCTTTGTTGTCGTGTAATCTTTACAGGTTGCGGTGAACATGGAAGGTGCGTATATCGGTGTGCCACTTTCCAGCAGGCATCTCGACATAACCCTGTATCTCCCACTCTCCTATTTCATTCAAAATATCGGCACCCGTGGTGATATATTCCATCAAGCCATCAGATCCGTCCGAGGACAGCACAGCCGGATAGCGCTTTGTTTTTGCTGCTCTTTTCGAGCGCAACACAATTTCAAGTAGCGTTGCAGGCCCAATATCAACAATTTCACCATTGTCAGATAGTTCTAATATGAACCTTGTTCCGATATCGCCCTTACGAATTTCACCCTGCGCAGACATTTACAACTCCGGCCTGAAGCGAATATTTCGCTTGATAGATACCTTAACAATCAGCACTTGCGGCTCAGAACTCATTAGCGCTCAACCTCTTCGAACATCCTGCGAACAACAGCAACCTTTAGTTTTACTGTGTCTCGCCAGGGACCGAAAGCCGGGGGCAAGCGCACGAGAGCAGACAACCGTGTAATGGTCGTCAGCAGCTTCACGTGAGTTACATTGCAAGGATTCCAGACATTGCAAGAGCAGCACCCTATGTAGCGAAAATGATTCATCTGGTCAGCGTGTGCCCTGTACTGCAATCACCCGTTACGGCGATATCGAACCCGGTAGCAGAAATAGTTCCCTCGCCAGCCGGTATAAACACCGGACTGGACGGATCAAGACCGGCCAAGCGCCAAAGCTCTGCCAGCCTGTCTTGAATCACATTGATATCATGTGCCCGTTGTCCAATCGGATTGGTCACACTCTCTATGTAAAGCGTGTAATTGCCGACAGAGCTTGGCGTCCAGTCAGCGTGATACACACCGCCAGACGCAAACTCAGTCATCGTCACAGGCCCATAAACAACGACATCACCACTGTCACGCAGCGTGAGATGAAGATCGTTTACGCCGGTTCTATGATCGCTATACTCGAACTTGAACCGCTTGGTTTGGCCTATGAAGATATCCACTCACTTAGATAACGCGACCGTTAGCCGTAGCGCCCAGGGCAGTCAATGCGTCACGCAATGATTCTTGGGAGTCGGTGGCAGGGTCATACGTCGCGCCAGCAAGGTCAGCAGGCGAGAACTCTTCTACGCGAAAGGTTCCTGCTTTGTTCGCTATGGCTGGCGAGCTGGTGGCAGAGCTTGCGACCGCAACGTGATCACCGACATTTGTTGGCGTGTAAGCCGCACGATAAACGCCCGTGGTGCCCAGCTCAGTAGCCGCATAAGGGCCGCCCGCGTCAACTGTTCCATCGGGCTTGTAAACCGCAAATTCCAGATCAGTCAGGCCACTTTGAGTGCCATCGGTGTCATATACCAGTTGGAATACTTCGTCTTTAAACGCTTGTCGAGACATGTTTTTTTACTCTTTTGTTAGTGCTGTCTCTTGACGGCTAAATAAAGCTACCGGACGATTCATCTACGGATAAGTCGCCTCTGAAAATTTCCTGAGCGCCGTCCCAATGGAGAATGTCTCCAGGGATTTGAAACCCTGTAGAGTCCCGCCAGATCACCTGATAACCATCTGTGAGCTGTGCAGGAGTTCCAATTGGAACCGTGGCAATGAAATGTTTTCCGCTCGGCGCTGCTGTGCTTGCTATATCGGCACCTTGTTGAGCGCCGTTATGCCAAAGTTGCGCAACAACAGGCGCAACCAACACTCCCGTACCAAATGTATAAAGCTCAATCGCCATTAGACGTAATCAAACTCCATGTAACCTGACATCAGGTTCATTACTCTGTTTGTACCACCACCCGTCGTCACGCGGGTTGCGAAACTAATTTCTTCCCCAGGCTCTACAACCACCGCGGGAAACCCAGTATCCATGTTTGCCACGTATTGCCGGTTGGCTATAGGTCTAGCGCGGTTAATGGAGTTTTCCACATCATCCCAAAGCGCAGTGCCCGTAGCGTCGTTCAGCCCGTCTGTAACGGTTTGCTTGAACATCAGAAAGCCGTATTCGGTTTGATCTACATTGTTCTGCCTGTAGGTGATTCGCCAAGACTTGAGCTGCATCCGGCGATGTGCGATGTAACCACCCGCCAAATACTGACTAATTGTTGCCTGGGCTACAGGTGCCCCGAAAGCACCAGCCGCACCGACGTTTCGCGTATGATTTGCGTCACCCCAACCAAATTCGCCCATAGCATTAGTCTGACCGCCAACCAATCTAAAGTTGCCGGCCAAGGGGTAAAGATGGGTTGGTCGAGGCGTATTGACCCACTCAGTCCCGTCATAAACCAGCATATCGCCAGCTTGAGGGGCGGGAGAATTGGTGTCAGTCAGGCTTTGAAGCTGTTGCGGTTGATTAAGGACTGCGGTGTTCTTCAAGGCTTACCGTCTCTCAAAAAAAAGGGGGCTACTGAATGCAGCCCCGCAATAAGCGACACTGTGGAGTGTTTGGGGGCACTCTCTTTATTAGCGTCAGAATTGCTTGTCAATTTCAAAACAAAAGTTTGCCGACGGCAGTTCAACAACGTCATTCACAGAAATCTGTGCAACGATGCAAACATGATCGCCATCCCCGGCGCTCAAGCCGATAGAGCCAAGAGCCAGCAGGCTTTCAATGGTGTTGGCTGTCACTATTGGTTCAACAGCACTACAGGTTTGGTGATCTGACATCACAACGGCGAACGGGTCGGAAGGGAGAGAAAATTCGCTTTCTCCACTCGATTCATCAACAGAAACTATGGTGTAGGCAGAGCCAAGCAAGCCCGTCTCATCCAGCCAGGACACGGTAGAGGCCTCGCCAAGTCTGAGTGTAAGAGTCGTCAAGTACTCGTTGTCACGGTACACATTTATTTTTTCTGTCGAAAGACCGCTCAACGGGAGCGTGATCAGTACGCCGCGATCAGACATCGTTGCCATCATGCCGGTAGGCGGCAATGGCACGGCCACCGCCGAAGCTGACACCAAAAGAATTAGCGCCGTGATTGCTGATTTAATCAAAACAACAAATCCCATGCAGATATGGCTTTGCGACCCAGCGGCGATATCACATACCGTATGGGCTTGTCGCTATCCACACGATCAAGAAACTTCTTCTTCTCGCACGTGCGGATAAACCCTGTTGCTGGTGTCTCCAGCTTGGCCGATATTTCTCTGGCGGTCAGGGGGTTCTTGCGGTTTTGCCCTTTGACAATTCGCAAGACCTGGATGTTTTCTTCCGTTATTTCTATGCGTGGTTTCATGGTTCTCAAAAGAACTCCGGTTTGGTTATTGATCTCATAGTCTTCATCAGACCGACCTGTAGATCCGTCTTGCCCATCGCAAGCCAACGGGGGTCGTGGTCCGGGTACGTCTGCAACTGATCAATAAGCACTTCAAGCGCATCACCGTAGCGACGTATGTCTTCAATCAACTGGATCTGTGTGTCGTCAGGCTGGTTGTGCCTTGCGGCCTTGGTCTGTTCCTCAAGACTCATCTGCTTCTACCTCTTTGATATTGTTTTATTCTTTCAGGTGGGAGACGCGAAGCTTTTTCATTTCCTTAGCCATTTTGCCGTTTGATCGGCGGTACTTGTACGCTATGGCCTCGTAGTCAGCGAGCTTCAGGGTTACTGCATCAAGACGGGAGTGAGCATCCAATAAATCAGTATTCATCTCTCTCACTACTGATTCGGCATTACCGGAAGCCAGACGGGCGCTGCGATTATCTTCCTCACGCTGGGCATGGAGGTTCAGCAAGGCGATTTCTTTATCACTGATAGTGACAAGCTGTTTTTCAATGCGATGGGTGAGAGTGCCTATGGTGGCGTTCTTGGATCTGATTTGGTTTTCAAACCGAACTGCCTTGTTGTGCCAATAGACGGCGGCTGCAAAAAACAGCACGAGGGAGCCTAACAGTAAAAACATTACGAATTCTTGCATCGGTATTTTTATCTTTCTATTGGTAAACGATGGCTATACCCAGCCAAACTGCAACGGCGTGTTCGGCACGCGCACCTGTTGATTTTTCCCAGCCCTCAAGCATGAGCATCATTTGGCAGCCAAGAATGGCATCCAGGTCACGCTTGATAATCACCAGCATCTCTTCTCGTGACCGCAGCTCATAACCAGACTTGCCCGTACAATCAAGGCCGCCCTCAAAATCCAGGCTGATTGGATTGATAACTGTGTATCCCGTGGTGGTTTTCAGCAGATCTTCTGCCTCATCGAAGGCGTGGCGATTGAATTCGGGATAGCCCGTCATTGGCCCTGCGATGTAAGCCGTGAACCCGGAGTCAGCAACCGACCCCGTGATATCGCTCATGGCAGCATGTCCAGCTTGATATGAAAGTTCTGAAGAGAACCACTGTTGATGATTTGATGATCGTAAGGCAGGTCTTGATTGGCAGACTCATGCTTAGACGCCCTGCCCTTGCCAGGACGGACGATGTTGACCACCAGCACCTTGCCAGGGAACGCCATCTTTATAACCGCTATCTCATTTCGGTATCGGGTGTCGTCCACAACAATCAGCCTGTGACTGCCTGCCAGAATCTGCCCAACCAACATGCTCGCCCAATGATCAGCACCAAACGTCTGTCTTCCCCAGGAACCCAGGGACTCCATCGCCTCACGGGGAGACTTGCCACCTAGCAATGCGGTCTTGACTTCCTTGAACTCACCTTCGATATGGGCTTCTGATAGCCCCATAGTCCGAAGCATGTCTTTGAGCGGTCCGGCGAATTTCATCGGCCAGTAGCCGTGGTACTCGGCCAGATGCCTTGCGGCCTCTGATTTCCCCGAGCCGATGTTCCCCGTCAACAGAATTATCTTATCCATAATCGTATGATAAACAATAACTACAGTCATGGAATAAACGGAACAAATCGACTTTTGCTAATGTTTCCGAAATAAATGCTGATATATGTTTCGGAATACACGTAAAGGTATAACCGGTGATACATTTGGTTATCGAAATCGTTCAATAGCGCAATCAGGCGGTCACAGGAGTCTCTGCCGGGGGTTGATCAACGCTACAGACCAGTCAAATAGGGTGTACCTGGGACGTTTGACTGGAACCGGGGAATTGGCAAGGAGCCATCAGGAACCAGGCTTTGACGCGACGCTTCACGGGCAAACACATTCATGCTCGGGGGTTGAGTTCAGAGAACAGCTACCTTCAAACAGCCCATCTCGCATGGGTTTTTCTTTTGTTTGGCGGGGCTTAGGGTTCTCTGTGCTCAACTTTCGAGCAATCTTAAAAACATACCACTAATCAATACATTAAGTGCATAAAGCATTTAAACCAATAAGGATTAAATCTTATTGAAGCATTAAAGCATTGATGCACCTTTCACTTGACTTCATCCACGAGGGAACAAGATGCAACCACACGAAGAGAGAGTTATAGAGGAACACGCCGAGCTGTCATCAAAGATCGACAAGCTGAAAGCGTTCATCCTTTCAGACGCCTTCAAGTCAATTCATGAACCCCAGCAAGCCATCCTGCAAGAGCAACTGCATTGGATGGACTGTTACCACGCCACGTTATCCAAGCGAATTAAGCTAATGGATAAATCGGCCACCACCGCCTCCGATCAAGCCCTTGAAAAAGGGCTGAAATCCCTTGATAAGCAGATAGACATCCAATGCGCTGACGGAAACTGGAACCACGACCCGTATATGCATGGGCTGGCTAACGGCTTACTCTTAGCGAAATCATTGTTTAGCTCGGGCGAGGTTAACCTTCTTGCAGCGCCTGATGAATGGCTTTGTGATGCGTCGCCTGAAGATTAAAACCTTGTTGTAACGACCTCTTTCCCTGGTCAACCGACCTACTTTTTAGCCGAAAAAAATATTTTTTGGAGGTGGGGTATACCTTGCCTTCACATATATTAGTGCGAAATAGAACTAAGGGCACCCTGGGGAAAAAATATATTTTGAGAGAGGGGTATAAGGGGGGGGCGAATATATTTGGAGATTTTGTGGGGGAATTTATGGGGGAATTTATAGGGGAATTTATGACAGGGTGTGTAGTGTTTTTACTTTAATAACAAACAATCCTTACTCCCTCACAACCCCCCCTGCGTATCCGTAGAGGGACCCATTCTAGGGTACTACCAGGTGAAGGGATATAGATGTGGCTGCGCCAGGGTGTGCTGTAAACTGATTTGAATACGCTCGCACGCTCGCATTGAAAAAGCTAAAAAAACCATGAGCGTGTATTCGCTGCGCTCACTGGGGCTACCCCCCCTGCTCGTACCGGCCCGCTCGCTATGTGTGCATGGTATGTGTGTATGTCATTGATATGTATGCGTATATATATGTATGTGTGTGGTGTACACGGGTGGGCTATGTGGTGGTGTATAGGGTAGGTGGGCAGGATGTGGTACGTGTGGGCTATGGGGTGCTATGGGTGGGTGTGGGTGTGCTATCCCTAGTGTATAGGGTAGGTGCAGGCTATGGGGTACGGTGTATGTGGTGGGTGGGTAGTGCGATATAGAACTATGCATTGTTGTGCCTGCTATACATGCCCATACCCTGCCCGGTATAGCGCCTGTCTGATCTGTGTCCGTACATCACTGAGCTGCTGACTGATACGGGATGCAGATGTACCTGTGGTGTCGGCTATATCGCGCTGCTTAGCGCCACTGAGCACCGATTTAAGCGCCTTTGAGTTGTCATGCTTGTCGAGTACCTGCTGTGCTATTTGTCCGGCTTGTATCGCTTCAAGGTGCTGCTCTGGCGTACTGTTGTCAACATTCACTACACCATCGTTAGCGCTATAGATCCCATGCGCGGGTAGCTCGCGGTTGCTCGTGCTGCCATCATAGTGGCTGGTGGTGTCGTGGCTGATTGTTACCCTGCCTTGTGGTCGTTCTGATAGTCCTGTATGCGCTCTGTACTCGCCTATAGTCGGAGATCTGCCCAACTGTTGAGCCAGTGCCTGCTCTTGGTTCTCGGCCTCTCGTATCTCTTTACGTTTGCCACGGCTCACTACATCACAGCTACGTAAATAGTCGAGCATGTAGAACTTTGCACGAATGTTTACATAGGTTTTCAGAGATGCATCGGTCTGATTGTAGTCTCTTGTTGCAGCCCATACACCAACTCTACCGGCCTGTATCAAATCATCAATCAAATCAACATGCGGTGACATAGCCCTTGCCATTCGTTCCAGTCTAGGCTCAAAGCTTTTGATAATCTCATTTTCGTCGGGTTTTTCAACCTCTTGTTTTTGTTGTTCGCCTGTTTCTTTTTTATTGTTATTATTCAATGAGTTCCACCGTATTTGCTGGCTTAGTTCTTTATAGAACTATTCAATTCCAACCATACCACGGGCAGCCTGTCATACAGCCAACGCAACACGCGCGCAAAAAAGGCCGCGACAGCGGCCCGATTCGTTTTTATTTTCTGCTGTTTTACTGGTTAATACAGATCATCATCTGTCCAGATGCCAGCCGCAAACATGAAAGCGACAACCACACAAACAGTCTGCCAAATCAATGCAGCGCCTATCACGAATATACTCATTGCGCTGAGTCCGATTTCGTTCAACATCAACCCAATAGTTACCAGTGTAAATACTTCAATCATCATCTAACACCGCCCAACCGTCGCCAAGCGTTCCGTCGTCTGCAAGGCCATACAACCGGTTTACAATAACGACGAATTTCATGCAAGCAATTCCTACAGGGCTAATTTTCCAGTGGCCAAGATTCATACATTGATAACTATAGGAACAGACGAACCCGTAAAGGTGCGTGAGGCTATAGTGTGAATCAATTATTAAATATTCCTCAGCTTTTTCAAATCCGAATTCTGATAATTTGTCTGGGTAACAGTCTTCCATTGCGTCAATATTTAATGCCCGAAGCTCATCAAATATCACACTGGCATCACCATCACTCCCGAATAAATTAAATTCGGCCAGTGTACGGGCTATGATGCTGGTTTGTTTTTGGCTGACTATAAAACAACTCATTCCCCTGCTCCCGGTGGTTTCCCTTGGGCTTGATCGCCTACCATCACGCCAGCTATAACCGGCCAGAATAAAACCGTTTTAGCTGCTTTGTAGTGACTAGTTATCGGGCTAATTGAATGCACAAACCCGGACAAGAACAGCCCACAAGTCAGGTACAATATAATTGCAGTCTCTTTCATTCCCCTGCCCCCTGCCTTACGTCGTTGCTAAACTGCATATCGCTCCAATCGTCTTTGATTCGTGACAGTTCAGACTTTACCCGATTACTTGCCCTGCTTCCGAGTTGTTCCATTGCAAGCGCGTGTTGTTTCTTTGCTCGACAGTTAGCCGGTCGTTTAAAAAATGAATATGTTTTGCTTCGTGTTGTGTTGCTCATAATGCGGAACTCCCCAGTTCATAAAATTAAAGAATTCAAGCAGTCTCACCTGCTGACTGTTGTTCAATTATAACATAGTTCTTTTTTGAACTATACAAATAGATGATAAAAAAAACCCGACATTGTTACGTGCCGGGTAAATGAGTGATTGTTAATTGTTGGTTACGCTGCTTTGTCTTGTAGTGATTTGTTGAAATTCGTTTCTATTTCCTTGTGCCATTGGTTGGCAGTCTTGTTAGATTTTGTTAGCTTGTGCAGGTAGAGCGTATAAGGCTCCCGCTGTTCGATAGATAAATCAATCGGTAGCCCGTAACCTTTACACCATATATTTATGGGTGCAGGATTTGGCAAGCATTCAATCACCTTAAAAGAAAATCGCCGAGCCATAGCAGGGTGGCATAAGGCAAAAGACATATAACCATAATCCAGCGGTTCATTAGCTTGTTTCAAGTTGATTGAAATGTTTAGGTTTTGATTTTTCTTGCTAAGTTTTTTTACAGCGTACAGCTCAACAGATACTCCATTGCTTTCTATATCGTCAATCAAGTTAATCAGCGCTGCCCCTCTGTTAATCCATTGTTTTGCTGGAACATTGGCGGCACCTCCTACATTGACAGCTATCTTGATGATTTTCTCTTCAATATCCTGCTCAATTGTGACCATATGGTCCACTGCGCCTGCTACATAGCTGGGCACATCAGGAAACGCACCAGCCACATCAAAGGCCCGAATGTTTTTAGTTCCCTGTTCTGCTCTATCTATCTTTAAGTTAGTGGCAGCGTTTTTTAGCTGCTCCGCACCTTCAGGCCAACCGGCGCGAGCAATCTCAATAGCGTGTTCCATTGATTTAGATTCTGTAAACTTTTCCCTAAATTTTCCAGTTTCAACGCTGGAGTGTGATGCTCCCGGCGTAGGTGTGCTCGACTCTACCCAATCAACAAATCGCGATAAGCTGTCAAACTCAATATTGAATGTTGCTTTATTGCCTGTTCCAATTATGTTGAAGGTTTCCATTACGCCGCCCCTTCTAACAGATCGTCAAAGCTTGGCAAGCCGTCAAGCTTGCTTGGTTGGTCGTCTGTTGTTGTTTCGGGTGCAGGCTCTGGCTCTGGCTTGGCTGTAAACTCTGGCTTGCTTTCGGCTTTGGGGGTTGTTTTGGCTTTTTTGCTTGCGCGTTTTGCTTTTACTGCTGACTTGATATCAGAGTCAAGTGCATTTTCTATCCGTTTAAAAATATCGCTTGCCATGCCTTTGGCTAGTGATATTTCTTTCACTTGTTGCGGTTTCATTCCAGCCGCAAGCAGCTTTGCTCCCGCTATGATTGCGCGAGTTGATACCACATGCCGGATAGATTGCTTGTTTACTTCCGCTCTGAATGCCTGTACATACTCGCACCATGCGCCGTTATCGGTCAGCGTTGCCTCAAGTTCTGTGTCGTAATCAAGCGTTATATTGATGAATCGGTCCAGTGTGGCTGCGTCTAATTGGTTGCGGCCAACGTAGAGACGATCACGGCCAGTGCCGAACGTGTTTGCAGCGGCTATGACTTTAAAGTCCTTGTGTGCTCTAACTGTTTTGTCTGGAAAATCCATTATGCCGTTAGCCAGTGCAGCATTAAATGCTGACATAGTATTTGGATGTGAGGCGTCTATTTCATCAAACAGATACAACCCGCCGTTTTCAAACGCCTGCCTAAATGGTGTTGAATGGTATTTTCCGTTGGCGTCTTTGAATCCGATCAGCTTGTACTCTTGCTGAATCGAACCATTAAAGTAGAAACTAAGGCCCATCAACTCTGCAAGCTGTTCGCACAATGTTGTCTTGCCTGAACCAGCAGGGCCAACAATCATTACATGTCCGCATTGCATAGCGGCTGCGATGGTTTCAAAATCCTTGTGGAAATATCCCTCCTTCGCGCCAATCTTGATTGAATCAACATTAATCGTGACTTGTCGAACAGAGGTTTTTACCTTGCTGTCTACCAGATCGGCGACGGCTTGACTAAATATGTCCGAATTAGTGACCAACTCGGCTAAAACGTTATTTGCTTCACTCATGCCAAGAACTCCCCAGCTCATTATTGATTTATCTGGCGTCGTTATGCGCCAGTAAAATCATTTTCTCACAGTTAATACTTTAATGCAAGTTTTTTATTCATTTATGAATACGGCGTGTCCGGGTGAACATCTACAACCGTATAGATATAACTCGCAGATTCAACCGTAAATGATTCGCTGGCGTCTCCATGCATTCGGGCGTCTTTCTCTACTCGGTTAATCACTGGCAATGCATCAGGGTTATTTATATGCTCCTGCACTGCCTGGGTTGAATCAAAATTCAACACAGTACGAGTGCCGTTTTTTTGAATGGTTAATCGCTTCATGGTGTTGCCATGTAAGCAATGAACTGAAAAGCCAACAACCAGCCAATAAAACTAGCGCCGCATATTTTCATAATCCTGCCAATTGCTCGGTTATAATCTCTCTCGAATTGGTCCATGCGTTGTTTCTCCTATAGTTTCAAAAGTATGTTGTAGAAATAGATTGCAATTATCACCGTATAGGCTGATTGAATATCACCATTGAGCAAATAGCCCAATACAGCGAAAAAACCAGATAGGCCGGTGATCAATGCGCTGGTACTCCATCAGTGCCTTTAATATGTAATGCTACATTGCTTTTAGCACCATCAAACAGATATAAATTATCAGGCGTTTTCGTGTCGTCGGCATCAATCAAGTGGTCAGAGTCGTTGATACTTACCGAGTCGGTTAAATCACAGAGCTGTGATTCTCCCTCGCCATAATCAATGGTTAGTTCCTGATATCTCATGCTCACAGAATCAATATCAGAAATTTTACGACCCTTATCTAGCTCTATTACTCTGGAATAAGTAGCAATGCCGCCCAGTTTCCAGTTGATAATTATTTTTTTACTCATGTATTGAACTCCCCAGTTCAGAGCCGCATAAATTAGCGGCTTTTGATTAGTTTTACAGCTTTCATAATTGCCAGCCCATCCGAGAACTTGGCGTCTCCGGTGTTCCCTAGTCGCAGCTTTGTGATAGTGGCGCGTGGAATCCCTGTCATATCTGAAAGCTTGTAGTCTGTAATGCCTGAGTCGTTAACCTTAGTCAGATAATCAACCCAATCAAATTTTGTAACTTCGCATTTTTTATTGACCATGTAATAGAACTCCTAGTTATTAACCTTGAGTTAATAGTACTAAAAAGAACTATTCCGGTCAAGCATTGTTTTTCAATGAACTGCATGTTTGTATGCCAGCTTCGTTATTTCTTACATTGAAAGTTTTTCATTGCCTAGCGCGTCAGTGTCTTTCCGGCTTTTTGTTTCTTCCGGCTTGCATTTTTCCGATTTGTATTCTTCCGAGTGCAATACATGGCTGTTTAACAGTGTGCCGATAATATCTCCCGGCGTTGCTTGGTGGTAGTTTCCTGCGTGGTAGCGTTCTTTTAATTCCTCAATTAAAGGTTCAGGGAATACCAACTCGTCGTCGGTCATTTCTTGTATGGTTGTTAGTATAGAAAACAACGCAACACAGGCGGCCACCATGCCTTCGTGTGAGTTAAGTCCATGCGCGGCGCATTCATCAAAAAACTTTTCGGTGACTTTCTTTTTTAGTTCGCTGCGATCTTCTAGCTTGCTGAGATCTTCGCCAGTGCTCATTACATGAGTGACGGTTCCAAGAGTGTCAGACATAGCAGCTATGCAAGCAATGCCCGCCGTTATATCGTCGATAAATTCCTTATTTGTTTTTTTACTCATGTTTCTGCTCCGTTGTTATAGATCGCTATTGATTTGATGGTTTTATACAAGGCGGCTGGCGTCAGGTCTGTTGCTACGTTCTCGCCATTTGTCCCGGCACCTAGCACAACAATATTTCCCGCTAGTGGCGTCGGGTAAAAATCGAACTCAGTAACGTATATATTGCCGCTACTTAACAGTCCCTCATCATCCAGATACAGCACATTGTTAAGGTAATAAACTGCTGTAACCATGTTGCACTCGATCAGCGGGTACAAGTTTTTGTAATCGCTGTTGTCATACTCAATCACCTCAATCAGCTCGTCGTCTTTTGTTTCCGATCTGGCAGGCCGGTAAACCAGTGCGCGCATTTTGTTGTCTGTAGTCATAGAACTCCCCATGTTTTCCCTATTGAGGCTATACACTAAACCTTTACGCATAGCAAAGCAAGCCTTTTATAACTTTATCTATATTTGATAATTCGTTACAATGTATTTTGACGGCTTTACTGCAATATACTGAATAGAATGATTACTATAAAGTTTAAATACGTGAACTACTACACGCCAATAGGTTACAAGGTTGCGCTCGTCCACACCGCCAGAAAATACCTGCACGCCGTCATGGTGAGCGGTGGCGCGGTGGTCTGTTTGCGACTCAAGAAAACCGAAGGTGACTATATGACTGACAACAACGAATTGACCGCAAGGCAGGCCGCGAAACGGTTTGAAGAGATTGGCGGGCACATATCCGTATGCGCCTTGAAAGTGATTGATGGGGCTTTAAAGCAGGGGTGAAGGCTACAACAGGTATCAAATAGCGCAACGGGCCGAATTATTCTGGCCCGCTATTAACAGAAGCCACAATTCGCATTATTGTCCTTTCGTTTTCGCCCTCTAGTATTAACACCTGGGAGTGCCCAATGCTGTCGATATATTTTGCAGTGTCGTCTGGCAGTATACCGCCACGCACCACGCCATCTATAAACGCTTTGGTTGATAGGTTGTCCGGGTCAACCTTTCGTTTTCTATAATGCACAAACCGCAAAGCGTATCTTTCGTCAGGGTCTGCTTTGCGCTTTGGCCGTTCGATGGGCTTGGGCGCGTACTGACTTGGCTTGGATTGTTTGGCAGCGGCCTTGTTCTTCTCGCTAGGTCGTATAACTGACAGGTATTTATCAATAGATAGTTCTTTATTGATCTTTCCGGTTACGCTTTGTTCGACAAATCCATGTATCATGTCCCTCAACTTTTTTCTTTCGTAGTGGTGCATACTGAGCACCCTATTCCATGTGGGCATAGGAATCTGTATTTCCATATTGCATACAGTGTGATGTGTCACTCCTGAAGGGGGCGCTGCTACAGCGTTTTCTTCATCTTCCCTTACTTGTGAATATCCTGGCTTTGGTGGGGTAAACACACCGTCAGACCGATAATAACCACGACAACGACGGTAGAGCATATCAACAGACACGCCATTTTCTTCAGCGGCTTGTTTTGCTGTGTCGTACTTAACGCCATTGATCACCCAATAGAGAATCTTATTGCCCAATTGAAAGCCCTCTCGCCTTATGGGTATCAGATAGCGCAATTCCCATTGATGTGGCGTAGTTATGAATGTTGTTTATGTACAAGACAAGCTGTTCTTTGCTGGCCCATGACAGAGAGATCAAATCCCTCGCCTCAACCACTCGCCCCGGTAAATTTAAACTGATTTGTGCTGCTAAATTACTTGCCCATAGGTTCTGTTCGTTGCCCACAGGGTTCTTTAAATATATTTCAGTCAGGAAGTTCATTTTTAGCGACCTTCTGACCTCGTGTTGCGACTCTCCCGTGTGCTCTGCTATTTGGTTAACCCAAAGCCCGAAAATAGCACCTAGCTGTCTCTTGGTCTTGTCATGTCGAAGCGCCTTCACAGATACTTCGTACTCAACTTCTTCTGGCAGTGAGTCAATAAAACTATAAAGGTTCTTTTTAGAACTGTTGCGCAGCTCGCTATCCTTCATAAGTGGGAATATCTTTTCCTTCATGCGTGTGGCGTTGCCCGTGAGTTAGTGAATAGGCTATGCGTGTCTTTTCTTCTAAGTGGCGCATCATCACGTAACTGGACCAGCTTCTTTATGTAGGCGCGTGCATCCTTCAGTGTGCCCCTGTGATAGCAGATGCAGTCCTCAAACTTAAACTTCACCATGTTGTCCTTTACGCCCAATATTTCTGGCTCTGTGAAGATAGGCTCATAATTGGGGGTAGTGTCCCGCAATGTGTCGGCTATATCCTGGCAATTCTCTTGGCGGCAATGAAAAATACCCTCCAATAGTTCCCAGCCATGATAGAACTGTCTCTGACATGTTCGGCATGTTGTGACCTTTCGGGCCACAATATGTTGTATCAACAGCATTGATGCTCTTTCACCTAGCTGCTTGCTCATCGCTTCAACTATCTCAATCGGCGCCAGTCCCGAGCTTGAGAGCGTCTTTACAGCGTCTATATAAGGATGGTCCGTTGTTATAAATACGTTCTTTCTACAGCGGCCACCACCCATTACAACGCCGCTTACTTGTTCGTCTGTCATCCCCATTCTCATTAAGCAACTCCTTTAGCTGCTGACAGTGCGGCAATCCTGATTTGTGCATTGACTAATCGTTGCTCCGCACGCTCCGCACGCCGTCGCATTTTTTTCAGCTTGCCGTGGGATGTGTGCCATTCGTCCATGACTGTAAGCAATGTGTCTTCTGTTTCATCCAGTCTCGACTCCATCATTTCTATATGCCTGCTTTTTTCACATACCTTTCTGATCAAGATACAGAAGGGTATTGCAATTACTGCTAGGCTTACGATGTGTATTATCATGTGTTTTCCTCTCTCACTATTTCACGGTATTTAAGAATGTCTTTCTGAATTTTTTCACGATATTTCGCACCGGGATTTTCACCCTTCTTCTTTGGGTTCCATTTAACTCGGCGGTTGTACGCCTCTTCCACTCGCCTCATCATTGCTCGACGCGCTGACAGGTAAGGGGTTTTTTCAAGCTTGCTGTTTAAAGTCATAATGGCGCACATGTACATCCACTCACCCGTATCAGTAGGTGGTCTGTAAACCTTGTTTGCATCCTTCACGCGCTGGACTAGTTCTAAATCGAACTCAAATCCACGCAGATCATGGTCATGGTTAGAAGACAGGTTGATTCCTCCCAGGCATTAATTGATTTGTATAGCCAACACTATGAATATCGGGCAACGGCATTGTGCGTGTCTTGAATCGGCAGTTCTCGCCCTGAAAATCAAGGTGGACTGTGCCCGTAGTGCCTTGTCTCTGCTTGCCAATGATTATTTCCGCAATACCTTTCATTACGGCTTCGGGGTTATATACCTCGTCCCGATAACAAAAGAGAACCAGATCGGCATCCTGTTCGATTGCTCCTGAATCACGCAGATCGCTTAACTGAGGTCGTTTGTCGGGTCGGTTTTCAACTGATCTGTTGAGCTGGGAGAGCACAACAACGGGGCAGTTGTGTTCACGCGCCATCAACTTCACCTTCCGGCTGATAGCAGAGACTTCATTGGTTCTGTTTTCTGTGCTGCCCGTTTCTATCAGTTGCAAGTAATCAATGATGATCAGATCGGGAGCCTTTATGCGAGCACAGGCGCGTGTGCGCACCAGCATTTGATCCATAGTGACTTGCGCCCTATCATCAATTTCAATCTCTAGTCGCTCTATAAGTCCTGAAGCGCTCTTGATGCTTCGCCAGTCGGTTTCGTTTAAGTCTTGACCCGTTCGTACCTTGTCAAAAGGAACGCCCGACAGGGAGCTTGTCATACGCTCCAGTAAGGACAATGAAGACATTTCAAGCGAATAGAGATACACAACATTGCCGTCGCAAGCCGCGTGCTCGGCTAGGTTCATAGCAATGGTTGTCTTACCCATTCCCGGTCTGCCTGCAACAACAATCATGTCGCCCTCATGCAGACCATTGGTGATCTTGTCCAGATCTTTAAAGCCGGTTGATAAGCCGCGAGACTGACCAGACGCACGCTTTTTAAGTTCTTCCATCAGGTCATCAATATTGTCTGACAGCGGGGCCATACCTTTTGACGTAGTGCCGTCAATAGACCTCGACAGTTCATCCATTACGGCTACCACTTCTTCACTGTCGTAGTCGTCGAATCGGTACTGAAGATCAGACAGTCCAGCTTTCAATGATCGTTTGTGCGATGCCTCTTTAACCAGCGATACATAATAAGCGATGTTTCCAGATGCGGGGCATACTTCAATTAACGCCTGCAAGTACTGGATGATTTCTGACTCTGCCATAGCGCATTCGCGTGCAAGCATTTCAGCCTTCACAGAAACCAGATCGAACTGTTCGTCAGCGGTTGCCGCCAAGATAGATTGGAATATGGTTGCCAGCAGATCGTCTCTAAAATCAGTAGCGCCTAACTCACCAACATGCTCTATTGCACTACTATTACCCAGCAGCGCCCCTATAACAGCCTGTTCTGCTTCAAGCATTGGCAACCACCTTGGAGAAGTTTTGAATCAACCAGTTAAGCCCTTGCGCTCGCCACGCATCATTTTTAGAAAAGTGTGTAAAGACGTGTGCCCAAACAGTACGCTCCAAGTAATGACCGTCCTCTGAACACATTATGTTTTGTAGCTGTATGTAGGCAGCAGATTTAACCCATGTGTGCGGGTTTGGTGTTGGGTGATTGGGGCAGATCTGATTAAATAGTTCCAATACGAACCCTTGCTTGTGAATCGGCTGGTGGAGGTCTTCATCTTCCCATCGCAATCCGTTTATCCAGCCTTGCGGGTACATGGGGGATGGAAGGTTAGCTGCAATAGAAGATTCTCGGAACGTGGCAACAAAGTACGCAGCCGGGACAACCTTTTTACTGACTAACTCCGGCTGTTTATGCAGTTGCTGTTGCGTCCATGCCGTTATTGCATTTTGTTTGGCTTTTTTGTAGTTGAAAGCTTCCCAGAATTCGTTGAACCCAACGGGTGTTTTGGGGGCTGCCTTTACGGGTGCTTTCGTTGCAGTTGGCTGGCTGATTGCTGCTACAGGGTTTTCAGGAAAGAGTTGTTGAACCACTGCGCAAAGTTCGTTTTGGAACTTGATAAATTGAACCTGGATAACTTGATGCTTATGCAAATCAAGAAGAACCTCATGCAATTTGTCTACTGAAGCACCTAGCGCATAAGCCATCTTTCTAACTGGAATCGCGCCCTGTCCCACTTCAAAGCTAATCACTTCACATAGTCGCCAATAGAAGCCGTAAGCAGCAAATCGCTGCTGGCCTTTATATTGAGACAACCAGCGCTCCATGTTTTTATTGGAATGGATCAGTACGGGGTGCGTGATTGATATCGAATTGTGGTAATTCATGTCAGCTAGCTATTTATCGGCTATTCGACATATCCTGCGTTTCGGTAGGGGCTGTACTTTATGGCTCGGGGGATAGCGGCCTTGACTGACTCAATACTGTTTTCACGGGAGAAGCTGCCGACGAATGTGGCTGGGCTATACTTATCTGACATGGATGAGCGAATCGTGTTACTAAAGCAAACATCCACAGTGCCGCTTGTATGGCTATTTTTCGTCAGATGCACCGAAAGTGGACTGTCAGCGTCTTTTATTCTTGATAATGCATCTGTAATGTTTGTTACTGACATCTAAAAACCTCAAACTAATGAATAATGTATATAAGTAAGTTAATCTATACTTATAAGTGTTATGCATTATAGTATTAAGATTTGCAGTATAATTCAAACAATAGTTTGTTAATATGAGAGAACCAGTAGACAAATACAGCAATTGGTAAGGAACTCTGATAAAGAGCTACATTTTAATTGTTACTTATTGAAAAAAATGAATTCTTTATGCTTTAGCGGGTGTAGGGCTTGCACGCTATAAAATATACTGTTCAATCTTATAATTAAGAGTATGAAAATAAACGCATGATAAGAAGGGCAAAACAACCAACAAAGGTTGTAGCCTGAGTTGTAACCATAAAAGGAAAGAATCCTGTGAATAGATCAATCGAATTTGATACCCCGTGGCTAGGGGCGAGGCTAAAGGAAAGGCTGGAATTAGTTGGAATTAATGGGTCGGAGCTGGCCCGCAAGGTAGGTATTAGTCAGGCATCCATCTGGCGCGTGATTAATGACAGTGTAAAGACAAAACATTTGTACGAGATTGCCCAAGCAATACAGGTTCGGCAACGCACCCATATGCGAAACCCCTTATGTAGTAGCTAATGAGGGTGAATCCATTCCAGGTTATAGTGCAACAACACGCTTCCTGGTTACTCCCTGGAATAAAGAAGCTGAAGTCAATGCAGAATATGTTTTATTTCGCAAAGACAGAAGCGGAAGAAGCGCTATCTATCGAGTGGTTCTGGTGAGCGACGATATACGACTTGTAAATCCTCATTTGCCTGTAGGTGAAAACCGCTCTCCGTCTGAACTGCTGTCAAGCGATGACGGGTCGATACTCGGAGCCATTTTCGACGTTTTCTCCGACTTGTCTTTTTGGCACTCTCGTCAGTAACTCCACTCATAATTGCGTATCTCTCCTATCCTCTGAACGGCTTGACGGAGTTGAGCCGCTTTCTGTCGCGTCCGTAAATAACTAGCGTCCTCCATCAGAAAAGCTTCAGCAGAAAATTATTGCCATGACGGAATGAATATGTTTTATGCGTTAATCTATAGTTTTAATAATTAAACCTTTACACTGAGTCATAACCTGCCGTATAATCTCTATACTTTAAAGAGTAAGGGGCATTTAATGACAACGAGTGTAGAACTACCGAATATTTTGATTTCAGGGGCCAGTGGCACCGGTAAATCAACCTGCCTGAGAAACCTTGACACAGCCACAACTGTCATTCTCAACACTGAACGCAAGCGCCTGCCCTTCCGCAGAGCCAAAGAGTTCAACAATATTGATATCAAGTCCGTCAGCGAGTTTTCTACAGCGCTGCGCGAAGCAGTGGACAATCCTGATGTAAAAACCATCGTAATTGATTCATTTACCTCATTAAGTGAAATGGTGCATGAGTACTGCGCTGCCAAGTATGAAGGCTACGAGCTGTGGGCCAAATACAAGGAATATCTATTCCGCTTCCTACAAGGCACAAAAGTACAGGACAAGTTTGTTGTCTGGATCGGCATAGAAGACACCATCCAAGACGAGCACATGCGCGTTGAAAAAATTACGTCTGTCCAGGGAAGCCTTAAAGGGAAGATTGAGAAAGAGTTCGAGATAGTACTTTGGACAAAAGTGCTATCTGGCGCGGCTGATAAGAAGCCCAACTACGTCTTTGTGACGAATGGCGACCCGTCTAACCGCGCTAAATCACCGATGGAAATGTTTGACGATCAACACATTCCAAACGATCTATCCACCGTTCTAACTGAAGTTCACGAATATTACGCCTAACCAATAGGAGATTTACTTATGCAATACAGTTTAAACACAGATTCTGCCAGACGCGGAGCATCGCAAGGCTCTGGCCGCGTTGAAGATGGTCTACAGCGTGGCAAGTTCATACTGGCAGAGGCAACAACATCGAGCAAAGGCACTCAGGGCATAGAGTTCACGTTTGAAAACGAGGACGATCAGGTGGCTAGGTATCTAACCGTCTGGACTCATAACGCCAAGGGCGAAGAGATATTCGGCATGGATAAGCTGTCGGCGATTATGACCGTGCTGCGCCTAAAGACACTGGAAGCAACGCAAATCACTGCTAATAAGTATGACTTTGATTCAAGGCAAGAAGTGCCTACGCCTGTTGATGCATATACAGAACTGATGAACAAACCGCTACAAATCCTGTTCCAAAAAGAACTTTACACCAAAGGCAATGGCGCCGACGGCGAGCGGCTTAATATGCTTGAGTGGTTCAGCATTGAAGAGGGGTTGAATGCGACAGAGCTTTTGGACGGGCTAACACAAGGCGTTCGTATCGAGACTGCGCGTGATGAAGAGGTCGCAGTTAAAGATAGTCGTGAAGCCAGAGACGGTCTTGCTGTACCTGCTGCTAATGGTAGCGCGGGTGGCGCTCCAGCACAGGCAGACTTTGACGACGACATACCATTCTAGGCCGACTAAGCAGAATCGCAAGCTGACTGTTGATCATATAACCCTAGCTGTGGGGGTGTCAGCAACAGCGGGCAGTTACTCGCCCCCTCCTTGCCTTGTGCTTCCAAGGTCAGAGTAACAGAAGACGTTAGGCATGTAGCGAAACGATTGGACCTGCCGGTTGCCAGGGTACTGCCAGCAACCTTTTTTAATCTAATTGGTGCATATAAATTGAAAATAATAGCAGTAGATCAAAATAGCGATGAATGGTACAAGTGCAGACTGGGCTATCCAACAGCTAGTAACGCCAAACGCATCATCACCAGCACTGGCAAGCGTTCAACGTCGCTGGATGATTACGCTATTGAGCTGGCTATTGAACAGCACACACAGAAACAAGTAGTCACCTTTGAGGGCAACTATCACACTCGGCGTGGCCACACGCTTGAGCCGTTTGCCAGAAACACTTACCTCGCAACAGAAGATGATAAAACATCCGTGGTGCAGGTGGGCTTTTGTATCCGCGACGACGACGCTGCCGGATGCTCGCCTGACTCGTGTGTTAATGAAAATGGGTTGTTAGAGATAAAGTGCCTGTCTGCTCCGCGACACCTTGCCGCAGTATCCAAGATCACCAACCAAAAAAAACCACCCACTGATTATGTTTCACAGTGTCAGTTTCAGTTGTGGGTGACAGATAAAGAATGGAGTGATCTGTACTTCTATCATCCAGAACATCGCAGCAAGAAAATAAGACTGCCCTACGATAAAAAGTTCTGTTCAGCACTTGCAGGCTATGTGACCGAGCTTAACGAACTAAAAGAACAGCACCTGGATTTATTGCGAGCCAAAGAGCCTGATCTGATTATTGAGAACATCAATCGTGAGGCGATAGGCGCACTGGAAGAACTTGAGAAAGAGCTTGCAGGAGAAACAGAGACTGAAGATCCGTTTCTGGTTCCAGCGGCATAGCGATGGCAGAAGAACAGCAGATATTGACCGGCATGGAAGAGTTCATGCGCGACCTGACCGATGAAGAATCATTTGAGCAACGGGATGTGGCGGTATTTGAAAGGCTTAAAACGTACCAGAGTAATTATGAAAAAGAGATTGCATTGGCCGTGCTTGATATCGCGTCAGGAGAGGGAGACGCAGTACTAAAAGATCTATATAGAGAGCACAAAGTATCAACCAAGTTGATTGATGAATTCATAAAAAAACACGAACAATAACAATAACTGAGAAAGCACTAATGGCAATTGTCTACTTGATGGTAACAGCAATATTTTTTGGCAGCACTGGAGAGCTTAATGGCACGGAGAAAACATTTACGCTTGCCTTCACCACCCTTGATGAATGCTTTGAGACAATTAAGTTTTGGAACAATGCAGAGCCTAAAGAACTGGGCATGAAAGTAACTCACGTGGGAGATTGCCATGTAGTTCCCGCCAAACCAACTACAGGACAAGCTATCTAATATGGTCTTTCATGGGTTCAGCATCTTTGTATTTGTTGCCGTCCTGCTCTTACATGCGGCTTTTTACTCAAGCTATGCTAACAAGAGCGGGCCTTCAATTCATCGCTACTATGAGTGCCCCACTGAATGAAAAACGATAACGCCAGAATCATTGTCAAAAAAATCGACACGCTTGTAGCTGAGCTTGAAGAGTTCGGTATAGCCTTTGCTGAAGTTATGCCCGAAGAAGACAGGGCTGAAATGAAAGAGATTGCCAGTGAACTACAGAAGTTGCTTGAAGGCAAGCCTATGTCGAAGTGCATAACCGCACTAGCGCTTGTCTCTGCTGCGCACATAAAACATTCCAGTAAAATACTTACTAAACATCATGGTTGATAATTCGTTTGCAGAATCCTTGGGCAAGGTGATCAAGGAAAACAGAGAATCACTTGAATACTCAATGACTGAACTGGCGTATATGGCGAACATCAGTATCCCGTATGTTTCGCTTATCGAATCAGGCGACAGATTAGCTTCGTTCGATATCGCACTACGCATTGCTGAAGCGCTTGGGATGTCCCTGTCAGATCTTATTAAGGAAGCGGAATAGTCCTGCTACAGAGGGCTGCCAATCCATCTAATCAACATAAACCCCACATACCGCTATGAGAACAGAGATCAAAACGCTAGTCATCACAGTGAAAATCTCGGAGCGCTGGGTTCCGCAGTTCAAATCCATGCTTCGGATGATGCAGCATTTGAGTGTTATTGGTAGTTCTCGATTTGTTGGAATTTACGCTGATGGTGATAGTGACTTTAGATTTGAATCGGATGTAAATGAGCATGATCAAGCAGAGCCAGTTGAGGCAACAGAATACGCGCTGAAAGACGGCGTTTTTTACGACGCTGGATAAATCACATAAACCCCGGATAAAGACCATGTTAGTTAAGAACATTAAAGTTGAATTAACTGGCTATGGCTCTGGCTATGGCTCTACTGAATCAACATAACCCCCAGGAACGGATAAATGAAAAAATCAACTCATGAATTGAAGGTAGATGACGCATACTTTCAAGCTCTAAAATCGGGTGAAAAGAACTTCGAGATACGGCGCGATGACCGTGGGTTTCAGCGTGGCGATATGCTAGTTTTGCATCGTTACGGCAAGACAAAACGCGGATTAACCTGCTACCTAGATGCTAAAAACAATGGCAGCAACAACGCGGCTAATGCAGAGTCACTACACATGCGCGTCAAATGGATACTAACGGGTGGTCAGTTTGGACTAGAGCCTGGTTATGTTGCTATGGCAATCACGCCTGTTTAAAACAATCACGGAAACCCCACATGATCAGACACGAACAAGAAGAAGGCGAGCCAAGAGACTGTCCGTTCTGCGGAGAACAGGCGCGGAAAGCTCGTAGCTTTTACACTATGTTCTCAAAGTTCGTTTACTGGTGTGGCAACAAAAAGTGTCGACTTGGAAAATCAACCGTGAAGTTCTGGTTTTCTGGGTGGCAAGGACTATCACGTTAACCCCAAACAACAAAGTAATTCTATGAGCAAATCAATATATAAGGCAGCTATAGGCAAATACGTCATCGTCCGATCTCGTAATGAGGGCGTTAACGCTGGAAAACTGGTGGCGGCTGATAAGACAGGATGCGTACTAAAAAACGCAAGACGTTTATGGTACTTAAAGCCTGCGGATTCAAAACAAGCGTGGTATGAAGGCGTAGCAAATTCCGGCCTGCATTCTGACAGTAAAGTAAGTCCTACAGTAAAGCGGAAATACATTGTCGAAGATTATTCGATTACCGAATGCAGTGATCTTGCAAAAAGTAGTATCACGGATGCGCCAAGCTATGCTAGTTAAAGATATGTTCGCCATGACTAAAAGCGATGGCTATGGCTCTGGCTATGGCTATGGCTATGGCTCTGGCTCTGGCTA